GTAGAAGTGTATGACTTTGGCGATACACTTTCTGAAACAGTCTGGCGTAAACGTCAGATAGCCAAAGAATCCGAAACCTAACTATGAGGGGCTGATATGAGTGACTTTTCACCCGAAGTGCGTAACAGCGCACTGTGGTCAAATGACGCTCGTCGTTTTGTCGAAGGACGAGGCGGCGAAGTCTATGCCGAGAAAGTCGGCGCTAAACCATTAGACGATCTATCTGATGTGGAAGCAGTACAAATGGGTCTGGTGATGCAAGAACCCATTATGAAAGAGTTTGCTAGAAGGAAACGCATCAACTTCAAAGATGCAGACTACTCGCTCTACCATCCACAGCACAGCTTCCTAGCTTCCCACTTTGATTACATATCAGAGGATGGGCAGACACTCTATGAGGTCAAGAACCTAGGCATCCACCAGCGTAAGAAGTATGGTGACGATGGCAGCACAGATATTGACGTAGGCTATCGCGTTCAATGCTTGCATGAGTCGCTTGTTCATCGTATCCCTAACGTAATCTTAGTGGTCTGCTTTGGTGGGCAAGAGATTACCCATTATCCGCTTGCCTTCTCTGCTGAACAATGGGATATGCACGCCAGAGAAATGGCACAGTTTTGGGGCAGAATCAAGGCTAGGAACTTTGACCCTGAAACAATGGGTGACGCTGCCAAGATTGTGTACAAGCAAGACAATGGCAGCAGTCTGGTTGCTAACTCTGATCTTGAGCAAGCCTGCGAGATGCTGTCTGTTATTAAGACACAGCGCAAAGCACTGGAAGCGCAAGAGGACGCGCTGACAGCCAAGATTCAAGGCTACATGATGGAGTCTTCCCAACTAGCAACCTATGACGGAAAGATACTCGCCACTTGGAAGGCCAGCAAAGCCACTAAATCCTTTTCTAAAGACCTGTTCCGCAATGCCATGCCTGATATGTATGACAAGTTTGTGGTGGAGCAACCCGGCGCTCGTCGCTTTTTATTGAAGTGAGGCTGACATGACAGAAGAAACTCAAGTTGAACAGGAAACGGAAATTAAAGTCGAAGATGTTGAAAAAGTGATTGACGAAGGCGAAATCAGTCAAGAGATGATTGACGCATTCTTGAAGGAAAGGGATACGGCTAAACTGAAACGCATGTGGCGCACCTCTGGAAAGTATTATGCCAAGAAGCTAAAGTTTTACGAGGAAACTCTGCTTGGCATAAAAAACCTTTTAGTAATGCACTACAGCAGTCTGGCTGAGGAAAATGTTGATTTGTTGTTGGACGGTGAGTGCGCTTGCGATGAATATGAAATACCTAGAAACATTGGTCACATGCTGCACATTGTCATAGCAAACATGAATGAATTGTCTGAAGTTTGGATGGAAGGAGTTGATGATGAGTAATGTAGTCAATATGTCAGGCGATTCGTCGGCAGTCGCAACACTTGATCCTGCTATCCAGTCATCCATTGTCTTGCGTGGTGACTTGTCTGGTCTGAACGAAGATCAGAAGAAGCAATACTATCTGTACCGCTGCAAACAAGTTGGTCTTGATCCTGCTGCTAAACCCTTTGACTTGCTTACCTTAAATGGAAAACAAATCCTCTACGCAAATGCAAGCGCTACGCAACAGTTGTGCGCCTTACATAAACTTTCCACTCAGATTACGCATCGGGAACGTGTGGATGGAATTTACCTTGTCTCCGTCAGATGCACAGGCGCTGACGGAAGAGTTTCAGAAAATCAAGGCGCGGTGGATGTCGGAAACCTTGTCGGCGAAAGACTGGCTAATGCCATCCTTAAAGCAACTACGAAAGCGATACGGCGGTCGGTGCTTGCACATTGTGGACTCGGAATGCTTGACGAGACTGAAGTTGAAACCATCCCGGAAGCGCGAATCCAGCCGATGGTGGTGACTGAAAAGGTCGAGCCAGTACAGGTTCAAGAGCCTCCCAAGCATGTCAAGAAGGGTGGTGTAGCTTTCCTTGTACCGTCTGGTGACACCTTCAAAGAGCATGAGCGCTTTGCTAACGATGAAGAGTTTGTCAACGGCTACATTGAAATGGTGGAGCGTATTGCGAGTAACGCCAAGATGAATGCGGCTGAGAAGCTGTCAAAGATTACAGCCTTAGAAGGTGCTAATGACTTTGTGCTTGGCATGATTGAGGCTGAGAACGAACTACTGCACGAGGTATGGGTGCGTGGTGTGAAGAAGGTGAAAGAGCAATTGGATGAAGCAATAAAAAAGGGGTAACGCCAGCCAAGTCTGGCAGCAAGTCTCAAAACCAAATGGTGCTTGAACACTTGCAGGCTGGACAAAGCATTACGGCCTTGGATTCCCTGAGATTGTATGGCGTGCTTCGGCTGGCAGCACGGATTGATGATCTTAGGAAAGACGGGCATAACATCATTACGCAGACAGTGCGAATTGGTAATAAAGAGTTTGCACGATATTCATATACGAAAGGTAAAACATGAGTGATTATCAAGATAGAAAACCCGGTACTGGTGTACTACTGAGCAACCGCAACAAGAAGAGCGCTGGTAGCCCCGATTGGCGTGGTGAGCTTAAGGTTGAACAGCACTATGCTCCGGGCGATACCATCAAGCTGGCTGCGTGGACGAAAGAAACTAAAGGCGGTGCGTTGATCAGCCTGAAAGAAGACAACTGGCAACCTGCTGAGAACACTAGCGGCAATGCCAATCCTTTCCCTAGCAAGCGCCGTGAAGATGGCGATATTCCTTTTTGATAAGGAGACGATCATGCGTTATTTATTCGCTTTGTGGTTGGCAGTGACTGCACCTTTGGTTTGGGCAAGCTGCACTTACAACACCTACTGTGATCAGGGGCGGTGTGTTACTTGCACTACCTGCTGCTACGGTAATAGCTGCAATACGAACTGCTACTGATGAGTAAGCTGGCAAGGAACCGGGGAGCATCCTACGAACGTGAGGTTGCTAATGAGATATTTGATGTGCTTGGTATTCGTATCCGGCGCAACCTGAAGCAGTATCAGGTGAAGGATGAGGGTGACTTAATCCTTGGCAACTATCTGATTGAGTGCAAACGCAGACGCAAGATTGCGGTGTATGATTTCATTGAACAGGCAGACAGAGCCTGTGAAGCTGGTCAAACATCCATTGTGATCATGCGCGAGGACGGTGGTAAATCACTGGCCTTAATGCACTTACCCGACTTGCTGAAGCTACTTGGCAATGAAATAAACCCCCATCAGTCGCAGGATGAGTCTTCGCCAGAGGACAGTTAGGAGCGCTGACGGGGCGCAGCGTCACTGCGACACGCCCCACCTTTCGGAGATCACATGATGACGAAATATGTAGAAATTACCAAAGACAGAATAGAAGCAAAGGTTGAACGCATACCTGAAGGCGGCTGTTGGGTTTGGATGGGTACAACAACCGTTCGCGGTTACGGTCAAATCATTAGCCACAACAGAAAACATTACGCTCATCGAGCAAGCTATCAGGCTTTTATTGGCGAAATACCAAAGGGTATGTATGTTTGCCACGCTTGTGACAATGTTTATTGCGTTAATCCAGCACACCTTTTCTTGGGAACTCAAAAACAAAACCTTGAAGACATGGCAAGGAAAGGTCGCAGCACGATTGGATCAAAAAATAGCAGAGCAAAACTAACGGAAGAACAAGTAAAAAGTATTAAAAAATTGATAAATGATGGATGGACTAGCTTAGCCATAGCAAAAAATTTTGGCGTAACTGCTGGTTGCATTGCTCAAATTAAGCGAAAGGAACGCTGGAATCATGTCAACTGATAAACAAAAACATATTTACATCTGCACACCGATGTTTGGTGGCCAATGCACAGGGGTATATGTTCAATCCTTGATCAACCTAATCGCCATTTTAGGGGCTAAAGGTTACAAGACATCGTGTGCCTTCATGTTCAATGAGTCGTTGATTACTCGCGCACGTTGCAACATGGCGCACCAGTTCCTGCAAACGGATGCTGATTACCTGTTCTGGATTGATTCTGACATTCGGTTCCGTGCTGAAGATGTCATCAAGATGCTGGAATCTGATGTAGATGTCATAGGTGGAATCTATCCAAAGAAGGAAATCAATTGGGAAACCGTCAAGAATGCTGCCATTGATGGCAAAGAGGACTTGCAGAAGTACACCGGCAGCTTTGTGGTCAACCTCTTAAATGCTGAGCCTAGCGTGACAGTGCCAGCAGATCAGCCGTGTGAAGTCTCAGCCATTGGCACAGGGTTTATGCTGATCAAGCGGGATGTGTTTGAGCAACTAAAGCCGCACACACAGACGTATGTGAGCGACATGAGCCACTTGGGTGGTCAGGAAATCTACGGGTTCTACCTTGATCCGATTGATCCTGAGAGCAAGCGGTTGTTGTCAGAGGATTACTTCTTCTGCCATCAGTGGCGCAAGATTGGCGGCAAGGTTCATGCAGCACCTTGGTGCAACCTAGGTCACATGGGAACGTATTTGTTTGAAGGTGCTTTGCTGTCGAATGACTAAAAAAACCCCCGCTGATTAGGCGGGGGAAAGCCTAGGGAGAAGAACTAGGCTACAGCACAGGGAGAGAGTGTCGTTCACTCACTGATAACAATAACGTCCAAACCGTTTTTCCACAAGTCTAGCAAGTGGGCATTTTTCTGTTTGCCTCGCATGTCATAGACTTGGGTTAAACGGTCTGGCACCAATTCCAATAGCTTCGGCGTCCAGCTTGGATCAATAATATCTTCCAAGATCAATACCCCACCATCAGCCAATAACGGCACATAGTTTTCCAAAAAGAAAACCATTGACTCAAACGTATGTGGGCCATCATCAATGATGATGTCAAACTTGGGTTCTAACTTGCTGACAAACTCTTTCGAGTAAGCATTTTCTGTTACCTGCTTGACGCGCTCTAAGCCTTCCAGCGCAGGACATTGGTTGACATCCACCCCAATAATCTCAGCCTTATGAAAATACTGTTGCCATAGCCTTATGCTATCGCCTCGGTAAATGCCAATTTCTAAGACATGCTTTGCCGTGTCTTGTCTAGGCGTAAACAATTCATCGTAGAAACTATGGATATAGCCTAGGTCGTACTTGTCAGTTTTTGTGATGAAGTTGGCTTCAATGAAATCAACTAAGCGCATCGTTATCGCTTAGCGGTTCGTGCTGAACGCTTGAAAGCCTTTGCCGTAGGCGCACCCTTGGTTCCGGGTTTACGCATACGCTCTCCGCTACCAGCCTTGATTCTGTTGCGCTTTGCTGCAATGTTGGAATAGAGTCCGGTCTTCATTTGATCCCCCAAAAGTATAAGTCGTGCGACGTATCATTAGTTAGAAATTGATAGTCTGTAAAGACTGATAAATCTATTGCCTGCCGCACATCCTCTTCCGTCAAGTTCCGGTAGTAGTCACCACAGAACGGTGCATCATGCGGGCTAGTGCGTGGCGTTCCATGCTCCGGCCTGCCAGTAGTTGCACAGCTAAAGAATACCAAGCCACTGCACATCCTGATCATGTTATTGAGCGTCGCTACCCACTCAGGGTTATGCTCAAAACATTCACAACTTGCAACAACGTCAAAGCTATCGTCACCGTAGGTAAGTTCTTCTCCCTTACCCACCACATCAACGTCTCGTCCTTCGCCAAGATCAACCCCAACATAGGTACATTGCTCAAAGAATGGTCTGATAGAACCGTTAATGTTTAGGCTACCAATCTCAAGGACTTTCTTGCCAATGAAGTATTCAGGGAACTGGTTACTCAGTTCTGCCACAAAGTTTATCTGTGCCTGATGACTCACCGGCAGTTCCATCTCCGCATGGACGCTCTAGCACGGCTTCCCTTTGGACTAGCCTTTGCAATGGGAGCCATCCTTGCACAGAAACTAGCCTTGCGGCCTGCTTCCTTCTTCGTCTTAGGATTAGGTGCTGGTGCTTTCAGGTTGCTGCCAGTTTCGCGGTTGTACTTAGCCCTGCCCTTTGCAGTCAAGCCAGCACCTTTGCTGACCGGCAGCTTCTCACCACGCCCTATCGACAAACTAGGATTTTTTTGGGGCATAAGGACGGGTTCCTTTTTTGTCAATGATCAAGGCCATCTTGCGAGGCGGCTTGTCCTTGGGCGCAATGCTAACATGCGTCCAGCTATCAAACTCCCTGATCACCTGATCAAACGGTAGCTTAGCGGCAATGATGGCCTGCACCACTTGATCCGGGGTCATGCCCGCCACCCGAATATCTGCTGCCTGCCCTTTGCAATGCTGACTTGTCTTGCTGCCGCCCACACTGGCATTGACTTCAGGCGCACGGTAAGCAGAGTTAATCTTGATCGGTTTATCAACAGTCTCTCGAATGCTCTCAAGGAATGCAGCCAGACGCTTTAGGTCAAACAAAGCATCATTGTCTGGCGTGTTATCCAAGCCCTTCCGTGCTGCCGTTTCGCTAACGGTCAGCTCTTCCAGCGTGAAATGCTCTGACAGCTTCATTTCTTCAGTGCTTCAGTCTTATCCTTGGAACCCTGCGAGGAGCCAAAGTAGAAACTTAGCACCTGACCTGCCACCGCAGTCACAAAGCCTAAGACAAAGATCACAATGCGCTCTTGTGAATCTGCAATCTCTACAAAGCAGAGGATGCCCACCAATACAAAGGTTGCCACCACAGTAAAGACAGCCAAGAAAGGCATAACGGCTTTCTCCCACCAAGGCACATCCTTGTTAGTCACAATGGCAAGCCTGTTTGCTCTGGCGTTCTCACGGTCTTTCTGGTCTAGCTCAGCCATAAACTCAGCATGTTTCATGGCAGCAGTCTCGACTTCAGCTAGTTTGGCAGGATCAAGGACGCCATCCTCATTAGGCGTTAGCTTCACGCCTAGCTTGGCTTCCACCACATCTAAGCCTTTGTCCATGACAGCATCAGCCACCTTTTGCATACCAGCACCAGCAAGCTGAGAAAGTATTGGGGCAAGCAGTGGCAACATTATTTCCCCTCCGCAACAACCTTATCATCACCGCGCTTGACAGTAACTTTCCCATCTTCAACATCAACTTGCATAGACGGTTCTTTACGATCCAGCCGGTCTAGCTTGTCAATTAGTTGCTTCATGACTTCAAACTCAGGTTTCTCTTGCTTTGTTGCTGAGCCTGCAATGCCGTTAAGCATTTGAATCAAGGCGGTTAGAGAAGCGCCAAGTAAGCCCATGACTGCTGCCATCTTCCCCTCTTCCAGCCATAGACTAGCTATGACGCCGATTACTACAATAGACACGATAGCTGCAAGACCCCACTTACCAATAGCCTTGCCAGCCACCTCTTTAGCAGGGGAAGTTGCTTCTAACTTAGCAAGCTCAACATCGGCTTGCATTCTTATCTTTTGTAGATCGGCGTCCATAATTACAATCCTTCGCCCGGTGTCACAAAGACTGCCGGTGTATTAGCCGCAGAGATTGCCGATACCACGACGTTGGAACCGGAACGACACTGTGGGCCAGTAATAATGACTGACGATGCAGGCAAGACTGCCATGCCATATTCAGCATTCGCACCCGGCACTGCCGCATTGCCACCCGACGGTGTAATGCGTACATAAGCAATGTCAGTACCGCTACTGTTTAAGACATGGTATTGCGCCACCGGAGAATCTGCCGACACATTGGCAGATACCGGCGACGTATTGGCAGTGACCTTGACGGTCTTGCCCATCGGCTGAAAGGCAATATTGTTAGCCATTAGATAATGTCCTTTCCTCCGGCATTACCGGGCTTCGAGGTAGGCGACTTACGCTGATCTGGTGAGCCAGAGAAACACTGCATACCCATAAACCCCATAGGATTGGTGCGAGTAGGCTTGCCACGACCAAAGGTATCAGCAACTGAGGCAGAGCGATAAGCCTCGCCTGCGCTACCACGCTTGTGGTTGTTGTTAGCTTCCATGACAGTCATGCTAGTCTTGGTGATGTTAAGTTTCATTTGAAGTCCTTTCCTTGAAAATGCACGGCAAATAAATGAAAACGGCAAAGAAGCCTGCCATTGCCATTCGTTCCCATGTTGGCACCACCATCGTCCAGCAAGCCAACACAAAGCAGAAAAACAAGGCAAGGAACGTCAACGCTCTATGAGACAGTATGTCCATTGCCATGTTGATAATTTTAATCGCAGCCCCATCAACCATTACTCTTCTCCCTCATTAAATTAAATAACTCCCCAATCTTCTTATTTGCTATACTTAACAACAAAGGGGAGGCGTATGACTACCAGAAAATACTTTGAATTTACCTGTCTTGGGTGTCAAGGCGTTTTTAATCGACGCAGTGACAAAGCTCATCAAAGTCACTATTGCCGCCCTTGTCGCGGCAGGCAAACCCTTACAACTCATAACCACAGCCGCACAAGACTTTATCGCATTTGGTACGGCGTTAACCAAAGATGCAACAATTCCAAGTCCTTTGGTTATCCAAAATACGGCGGCGCAAACATAAAAATTTGTGACGAATGGAGTGTTTTTGATAAGTTCAAAGAATGGTCTTATCAAAATGGATACGAAGAAAACTTGACCATTGACAGAATTGATAACTCTTTTGGTTATCATCCTAGCAACTGCCGATGGGTTTCTTCCAAAGAACAAGCGCAAAACCGAACTAATGGCCTTAGTTGGGAGTCCGTCAAAGTAATTCGAGAACTTTACAAAAACCATACTTACTCCGATCTTGCCCAAAAATACAATGTGCATAAGCACACGATATTTCTAGTTTGCCAAAATAAAATTTGGCATGACGAAAAGTTTATTCCGACTCGTCATCATCGTTGGAATAAAACCCACTTCCGTACTCATCATCCATAATCTTTTGCTTAATCTGTTCTAGCTTCAGAACCCGGTCAAGCACTTTCGTTTTGTCAGTTAGTGATGCGGTAGAGTCATTCATTGTTTGCTTGAGTAAATCATAAATAGCCTGCTCAAGTTCAGGATTCAGCCCCTTTGCTTTCTTCATCGTTCTAGCTTTCTCCCGTCACGCTTTGAACGCATCATCGTAATGCGGGTGCCAACTAACATGGTATCCCCGCGCTTCTCGGCTTGTTGCTTTGCCGTTTCTTTCAACTTACGCAACTCTTCGACGCTATTGTTCATTTTGTCGTTGTTGCTGCCGTTGTCATAAATCATCGTTTTGACCCTCGCTTCATACGCGACTTGCCAGCTTTTGAGTAAGCAATCGCCGCAGCCTGTTTGACAGCTTTACGCACGCTCGAAGGCTTACTCGTACCAATCTTGCCGGATTCCTTGAAGCTGCGCACCATTTCGCCAATGTTCGAGCTAATCGTCTTGGCACTCTTACCTTTCATTAGTGGCATGTTATTTACCCTCCGTTGTCGATTCAATTGCTCTGCGACCCAACCAACCCACACCAAGCGCACCACCAAAGAATGCCAAAATCTTACGAGATTGATTTTTAGCGTCTTCCATTTTTTCTAATCTAGCAACATCACGAAGCATAGTTCTGTAGCCAGCATCATCAATAATTCCACGATTCAACAAATCAGTTGCCGATCTATTTACAGCGGCAACTACTTCTCTTGTATCTCGCGCTGCATTTACGTCATCTTGCATCTTAGTCAATGACCTAATTGCATCAATTTGTTTTTCTCTTGATTGAATAAAAGTTTGGATTGGTACAGGCTTTTCTCCCGTCCTTGTTCTTCTTAACGCTTCAGCCAATGTTTCTCCCGGCCTTTGTGTTGGGCCAGCAGTTGTTTTTAATGCTTCTTGCAAGCGGCGTTCACTTTCCCTGCTTAACTTTTCGGCGGCAGTTTCACCAGCTTTTGCCTCTTTAACCACTGCACCAACTGCTTTTTCTGTCAGCTTTGCATCATCCACTGCGCGTTGTGCAGTTTCTCTTGCTGTGCGCAGGTTCTTGAACTCGTCATACAAACCAAGTTGCTGTAACGATCTTTGATTTGCAGCCAGCCAAGTTCTTACGGAGGCTTCGGACGGAACCACTCCTTTGGCAAACAAGTCTTGAGTAAAGTACAAACGTGCAGAATCTTTAAGAGATGGGCTTACCTCAAGCAAACGAGAAAACACTGGATTCCCACGATTTGCCTTTCTTATAACTTCACCGACGACTTCTGCCTCAGTAAGTTTTTCAGCAGTGCTAACAGGATCAATGTCTAACACACGTTTCAATGAGCCTTGGCGCTCCACTATATCTAATGGGCGTGACAGCTCACTAAACTTGCCCAATCCTTCCCTATACTGCTGTGGTGTTTTAGTAATTAAAGCGCCACGCAAAGCCTTTAATCCAGTTAAAACTTCTTTATCAGCACCAGTTTGCGGAAAAAATTTATTGATAATATCTTTTGATAAATATTTACGCAGAGAATCAGCAGAGTACAGGCTTAAAGCAGCTTCCTTATCTGTTTTTGCAAGCGCTTGAACCTCATCCATCATTGCAGCAACTTGCGGATTTCTTGTTCTTTTTTTAATTTCTTTTGCGCGTTCTATTACTTGTGCAGTATCAACAATTAGATCATCGCCTGCGTTCGTAATAATTGAGTTCAAACCAGAACCTTCTGTCCTTGCGGATAACAGCCTTTGGTTCATTGTTTGAGTTGCATTTCTAAGCAAAGTACCAAATTGCTCTGCATTCATAGTTGGCATTTGCATCATGCGCTGCTCAATTGCATTTACAGCTTGCTCAGCCGCAGCAGTTCTTTGAAGCGCAAGCTCTTCAACTTTAGCGGCTTCAGCAGCAGTTTGTTCTGCTTTTACTCGTTTAGCGCCAGCAGCTTCGCGCACAGGTTGACGCAATTCTGATTGCAGTTGGGCGACACGTTGCGCCTCTGTCAATGGAGCAATAGCAGCACGTTCCGCAGCAACCGATGGTTGCCTTTCCATTTGCGAAATAACTCTTGATGCTCGTTCTCTTTCTCTTGCTGCCTCTGCAATTGGTTCTTCATACTTGCCAACAGTAGCTTTTTTTACTGCTTCTGCTTCTGAGGCTACGCCTCTCCCTAATGCTTTTCTTGCAAGATCGACGCCAAATTTGGTGCCTGCCGCAAGGCCGGTTACACCCAATGGAGCAAAGCTAGTCAATAATTCAGCTACTGGCCTACGCTTGGGAGAGATAAATCCTGCCTCTTCCATTTTGCGACCAATGTATTCAGAACCCAAAGTTGGCTCTTCTTTATATCCAAAAGGACGCAGTAAAAGCGCACCAATATCTGCTGGCGCACCCAAAGTTCCGGCAACCAAGGAACGATTTACTACGTCAATGGACGCAGGTATAAATCCTTCACGCGCAGACTCTTTTGGCTCTTCAGCCAATAAGTTTTTGCCAGAAGGTTGCGGCTCTTCAGCAAGCAAGTTTCGACCAGCCATCACTCACCCTCAATCGTGAAACCACGTTTACGAAGTTCTGCTTTAGCTTGCGCTTCAGTCATTCGATTGGCTCTTGCCGTTTCTGCTACATCTGCTTTTGTTGCCACTCTAGCCTCAGGCGCTGCGGAAGTTGATGTGCCACCACCATAAGTTTGCTCAAAGTTTTGAACTCTAATTTCTGGCACACGATAACCCGCAGAATCAAATTGCATTGCCTTTTGCCGTGCAGTTGCATCTGAATAGTCTGACTGATCTTTTAACATGGTTCTAACTGTTTCTGCGCTATCAGAAGGCTTAGCAGTAAAACTCTGATAATTCTTCAATTCATTGCCGGTAAGCGTTGCACCATACAAGGCGTGACGGTTAGGCGCTTGCAATCTTTGATAACGTGACCACCACGAAATAGCTTCTTGTGCGTCTTTACCGCCAAGCCTACGATTGGCCTCAAGCTCTAACTCAGCACCAATACCAAAAACACCAAGGCCAGCAAACCCCGGCTTAAAGTCTCTTTCAAGTTTTTTAAGCGCCTCAGACAATGAACTCAAGCCTTCAATTGAGGTTACTTCTTTTGCTGGCAAAAGTCTGCCTCCACCACCTTCTCTTGCTTGTGGAATGCGTTTTAACGCTTTTTCCCGTTCAAAGATTGCTTGCTGTTTAGCTAACTCAGCATCAGCTTTATCAACGGCGTCAATAGATTTTGTAAACAACTCATAGGCTTTCTGATAGTTTCCTTTGCGCAGTTGGGCAGCAATCAAGCCATCACCCATCTTGCCCTCAATCAGCTTAGCTTCTACCAATGCAGCATTACGATTCTTCGACAGCAAGTTCAACATGCGGTCAAACCGTTGTTTCAGCATTTCGTTGCTATCTTTGCGCTTCTTGTCTGCCTCATCAAACTTCAGCTTGGCAGCAGCAAAGGTCTGACGCTGATTCTTGTCTTCAGCATCTTGCATTTCTTTGATTGCCATTAACTGCGCTCTACCAGAAGCGCCACCCACACCACCTAGCAGCAGGGACGACAGTAGGCGCAAAGAGGCATTAGCCGCATAGTCAGAGGCTTTGATCTGCGGAATCTCAAACTCTTTGTAACCTTCAGTGCCTTGCTCTAAGGCTTGGGCTTCACGGGCAGACTCAGTTGCTAACTCGCGCTCAGCTTGCGCTGTTCTGCCAATCTCACTTTGCTGAATGTCGAACTGAGTTTTAGCAGCCTCGGCTTCAGCTTCAGCGCCCTTCTCAAAAGTTTCAGCAAGGTTTTGGCGACCAAACTCGGCACGTTCTTTCATGCCTGTTTTTGCACCAAAGCCACGAACTAAGGATGGTGTCGTGCCTAATGCTTGGCTTAACATATCAGTTGCCATAGTTATCTTCCCGTTTCAGGTACAGGCGCTTGTGTGCGCTGTGCTTGTTGTACTTCACGGCCTAGGATGCCAGCAAAGAGTTGTGCCAATTGCTGATCACGTTGCAATTCCAACTCCAAAGCACGACGGTCATACTGATCTGCAATGTTGGCAAGACGCAGTGCTTCATCAAAACTACTCTTACGAGCAATGCTACGCGCACGACGCGCTTGTGCAGCCAAAATGCCGGATGCGGCACTGCCAGTTTGCAGGTTGCGCTCAGTCAGACCTTGACGCGCACGGGCCTGCTCAGTCTCTAACTCTTGCTGTTGCTCTGGCGTTAGACCTTCACCTGTTGCACGACCCATTGCTTCAGCCTGCGCTTCACGGAAAGGTATGGCAGCACGACGAGACTCTTCAACACCACGCTGCATTTCTCTGTTAGCTTGGTTAAACAACAAGGTTTGCGCCAGAATGTTGGCACCGGCTGTGCCAGCACGGGTTAGATTAGGATAGCGGTCAAGCACATCACGCAACTCTTGCAAGCCAGCTTCTGCACGTTCTGCAAATCCTTCTGGCTCGCGACGCGCAACTGCGGTTCTATCTTCTAGCGGTCTAACTTGCGCAAGGCTAGAAAAGTAAGGCTCTGGCGCTTGCGACAATGCTCTAGTGGTTAGACCAATATCTCTATCAGGCATTCTTAGTCCTGTACTACCCGGACGAACACCATAAACACCGAAATCACTGGTCACATCCATTGGCTCTGGAGTTACGCCACCCGTTCTTACGTTGGGAACACCGGTACCGTAGCTCATTAAGTCCATACGATTACCAACAGGCGTATAAGTTTCTGCCCTAGTAGGAACATCAAATCGCTCAAAGCCAGTATCCATTGGCACTGACTCAGCTCTTGTTGTCCCGCTAACAGGTTGGCTCTGGATTGTGCGCAAAATGTCTGACTGCGTAGAGCGAACTAAATCACCACCATCATCAAAGTCACTGGCTCGACGAGGAGCAAACTCAGGCAACCCCGTGTCCGGGTTGATGCTGCCAGCACCACCTGCTTGCATCAGCATGTCAGCTTCTTCAGGTGTAATGTGCGCAAGTACCGTGTCACCACGCCGACCCATGCGACGCAAGGCTTCTGCCATCAGTCTTGGGCTGCCCAACCCATTGCTACCAAACATCATTGCCAGTGTTTTCATTGAATTAACCTAGTGCCTTTCTAAGACGCAAGGAACGGGTATTCCACACATCTTGTTGTGCATCCTCTTCACCGCCGAAGACCGGCTCCTTTTGACCTACTATCGCGGCTGTTGGGCTTGTGCCTACAGCGCGAGCGCTAACCGACATTGGCGTTGCACTTCTACGGCGTGGCGCAGTAGCGATTGAAACGTCAAGCGGCTTAAATCCTTCTTGTTGCACCGACTCTTCAATTGCAGCCAGCAATTCTTCATCAGACACTTTGTCCAATGCCAATGGCTGTTCTTCAACCTGCATCTCATCAATAACATCCACACCCGGCAAACGCGTCGTTTCTGTTGGCGCTTCTGCTGACGTTTCTGTTGGCGTTTCTGCTGACGTTTCTGTGCGTTCAATTAACTCTCTGCCGGTCATCTCTTCTGGCGGTCTAGCAGGAGGACGCGCAGGCTGACTTGGCGCTTGAGTGGCAGGCTGAGTTGGCTTAATTACGGGAATGAGTCTGCCCGTGCGAACGTCAAACCGCATTTCAGGTTTAACAGTAACTTCTGGCAAGGTATTATTGTCAGCAACGCCAAATCTTCCTGATACTGAGGGTAAATCAACATCACGAACAATGTCTGTTCCAGCCGCACCTTGCTTACTACCATATTGAATGCCGCCCGCAAGTTCGGCGGTTGGCTCGCCTATTTGTGTGCCAACGCCGGGAGACTTAGGCTGCGAGAAGGCTTCGACAACCTGATCACCGCCAGTTTTGGTGGTAGGTTGACGCAACTGTTGCATGGCAATGTCACCTTCTCTTGCCAAGGTGCCAAATGCTGCGCCAGTTAATTCACCAGAAAGGTTTCCAGATACTGCGGTACGTCCAAGCGCCTCACCAACGTCAGCGGCAATGTTTGCAGCCGTGCCAGTTTCATCCAAATCAAATTGAGAAGTGGCCCCCGAACGCGCTAATGATGCAGAACCAGAACCAAGGCCACCAAGTAACGCAGCCTCACCAACATCACCACCTGTTGCTGCGGCACCAGCAGCAGAACCAACAGCACCGCCAACTGCATTAGCCAAAGCAGTTTGTGCCGTATTGCCAGCAGCACCAATAGCTGTTCCTACTTTTTGCGCAACCGGAACGCCGACACCTTGACCAACAAACGAACCTAATGCAGCCTTACCAATGTCTTCAACACTACCGCCTTGTGACGCTGAAATTAAACCAGCAGTCACAGGCTGGACAGCAATACCAGTAACACCAATGGTCGGCAGTAGCTGTGGCGCAGCAACCGCAATGATGGCGACTTCAGGGTTTTCAGCAACGTATTTGACCGTGTTGACTACCGCTTCACCAACTGTTTTTACAGCGCTACCAACAGCATCGACAACTTTGCCAGCAGCTTTTGTTACTTTTTTGAATACTTTTTTAAGCCAGCTCATTTGCGCCTCCGGTATCTGGCCCCGTCTTAATTACTGCCATGTAAGAACCATCATCCATCTCTTGCAACTCATAACCCATGTCTGGATTAGGCGCAGCTTCTACAACGCCGCGATAGAAAGAAGCTGTACTTGGCTCTTCGAGAATAGTTGCCACAGTATCGAAACCCATTTTGTAACAGGCTTTCGCAAATTCGATATTGTTTTGCAAAAAGTTTTCAGGAACGTCTGCATTAAATGCTTGGAAATAACCAACGCCCGGTTGTGCTTTGTGAATGACGTAGAGTGTGTTGCCCTGACGAATAAACAGAGTGTCATCCATTTTGAGTTCGGCATTGATCATCGCAATGGCCTGATCACGGCTTAATCCAGACTCCATGTTCATTGCATCTATTGCCACAATGTCTTCAGCGCTAAGCTCTTGCTGTCGGCTGTCCACCATCTGAACCATACTCGCCTCTCAATCTAAAATGCCTTGCCGGATACAACACGATAAGCCAAATTGTCAAGCAAAAGCAGGGCTTTAAGCAAGCCCAACACGCGATTTAACCTATCTTTTTTGTTGCCAAATAGCCATTAGACTGTCGGTTATTCGACAGGTCAAAATTACGTCACGCCAAGTGATCTGGCGATCTGCTCATGTATTAGCAAATGACTATTTACCCAATCGTAAAAGTCATCTTCTTGGTTAAAGTCCAAGTCCAGCAGGTTAAAGGGATCGTTTAGGGAAAGAATGGCGGCATACCGCTGATGCTCTTGTTGGTGAATGAGCAACCAATCGTCCAAATCCTGCGGATCAGCGTCAATAATGGGGTAGCGCGGCACATAGAAGCCAGCATCGGTTAGTCTTTCCCAAAAGACTTGATGCTGAATGCCATTTTCAAATAGAAAATCACGGAGGCTGTCAGGCTCCCCAAAGATCGGGGTAGCCAGCGCATCCATGTTAAGGCTCATCTATCCGCCTTTTTCTCTAAGCGGTCGAAGATTTTGCCCAACATGCCTTTGATGTCTTGGATGTCTTCCCGGTAGTCATCTCGGTTGACGTAGATCATCGGCATTTCCGAGATTCTGTCTTCGATTCTCACGATGGAGCGAGAGATACTGTTCAGTATCCACCCAAAAGCGGCTCCTGCGGTTGCAAAAAGGATGTTGATTAGGAACTGAGGTTCCACGTTCAGACTCCGTAATAAGGGATTTTCTTGTTGGTTCCATTGATAACGACAGTGATATAACCTTCCGGGGCCAGCATGATACTCGGATCAGTCATCGCTGCAACATTACTGGTCGCCAGATTCGCATAAAGATTTGCAGTCACCGTCACATTTGACAATGTTGCACTACCGCCAGTAATGTTGACATTATTGGCGTCTTGTGTGGACATGGTGCCAAGGCCAGAGACTGCCGAGTTAGCAATGGCAATGGTGACATTGGCTGCACTCGTAATGCGACCTTGCGCATCTATCGTTACTTGAGAAACGGAGTTTGCCGTGCCATAACTGCCGGGAGCTACCGCCGTGTTTGCCAAAGCAATGTTGACATTGGTATTAGCAATTGCTAACCCACCACCCGTTAGTCCTGTTCCTACCACCACATTAGCAGGCGGCTGGTTCGTCCAAACATTTGAGGTGCCGTTGTAAACAACGACATTATTATTAGCTAAGTTTGTAAAGTTGACATTGCCATCCGTACCGCCAAATACAGAGCCATAAGAAATACGGACAAACAATATGCCATTGCTTGCACTGACGTTTACAACGTCTGCAACGCGGGTAATTGCCGCTGGCGCAGTAGGTTTTGTCTTTGTCAGGCCACCTGTAACCGCTGGGTTGTAATACAACTCCTCGCCAACAACCCAACCTTCACCACCCCCAGTAGTATCAACGCCGCGAATCTCGCCATGTGTAATAACATTGCCCCATCCGTTTGTAGCAATATTGTCAACAGAAATGCCAAGAATGTAGTTAGATTGTGTTGGGTCTAACCCTGTTGCCGGTGCCGCAAGCAATCCACCGGAAGAGCCAACACCACTGACAAACATGATGACTTGGCCTTTGGTGATCGTTGATTGCGCTTTAACTCGCACAATCTGATCTTCAAATATATAAAACTGATCACCGTTAATGCCTACCGCTAGTGTCTTTCTACGGTCATTGTTATCCCACGTTAGCTCTGCATTGGTGGGCGTGACATTGGCTAGGGTATTAAAAACAACTACGTCGGTGTCAGTTTCGCTACCACCCTCGACACGCTGCCATACAGCGCCATTAAAGACCGCCCAATCACCAACACCCCAAAAATCAATACCGTCAAGATTAGTTGTACCAGCAACAGACACAACGTAATAATCACCTTTAGTACCGACACCGGACGCAAGGGCTGGCGAATTAGTCGAGGCATCCCAAGTACCCTTATAGTTAAGCGCACCAATGATGTTGCTAAATGAGGATACGGTCTTTAACATGGCTTAGTCCTTAAAGGCCATCACCCGGAGAAATGTAAATCTGCGCAGTACCGTTGGCAGTCACACCCGTAAAGTAAGCGTTTGGCACAAAGGTCAGAATCTCATCCGTACCTGCTAACAGTGGCAAAGAGGCACCCGTTGTTGTGACTACCGCAGCATTGGTATTGGCTTCCGTAGCCGTTGAACCATAGCCTAGAAAGACCGTCACACTGCCAGCATTGATGATGCGATATTGGTTGCCACCTAAGGTGGTGGACACAGCCTGTACCGCAGCAGGTGCAGTTGCCGCTGCCGTAAAAGCAACCGTATTGCCTAGCTTGGTAAAGGCTTGTGTTCCCATGTCTTACTCCGTTACGTTAGCCCAAGGCAATGGTGGCGTGACCACTGGCGGGTTGATCTGATTGTCTATTTGTTGCTGCACTGCTGCTTCGGCTGATTGTTTATCCACACCGTTAGCCCATATCCAGCCTAGCACCTGTTCTTGCGTTAGCTGATCGTAAGGGGTGAATGTGCCTTCAGGCGCAGGTACAGAGCAAGTGCTGTACACGCTGCCGTTATAGGTGCCATCTGTGCCGGATAGTGTCCAGTGAACGGTAAACACAACGTCTGTCTGCCCGTCTGCTTGTGGATAGCAGTCCATAGCAGTCACAGACCAAGTAAATGTCGTACTCATTCTTGTACCTCCTGCTTGGGTAGTTGCTCGTTAAACTGTGCTACCAGCTTCTGCCACAGAGGATGCGCTCCTGACTGCGTTGGCAGGTTGCCGATTACCTGTACGATAAACTGCGCTTCGTTTTGGTCTAGTTAGAATTTCATGCGTTGCCTTTCAATGCTGCGATTTCTGCTTTCATCTCGTCAATCATGGCTTGCTGTTCTTGGATGGCTTTCAGCAGCATTATCGGTAACACGGAGAACTTGATTGACTTGCTGTATTCGCCTGTGCCAACTTTCTCTGTGTATTCCTCTGTTCTTGCTGGCTCAACTTCATTACCCTCTTCATCAAGCACCGCAGGTACTTCACGGGTATTTACCTCATCCCTCGTTTGCTCGTCAGTAATCACAAGACCGGGGAATACTTGCTCGACTTCTTGAGCAATTAAACCAAGCTCTTTAGGCGTTCCATCGTCGTGGTTGTACCAGTTGTATTTGACTACGCGCAGCTTTGCCAAATCTTCAGCATAGCCATCACGGGCTGTTTCAATGTTTTTTTTCCACTTGGCATCTGAACGTGCTGTGACTGTGCCATTCGACCAAATTTTGTAGATGTTTACGCCTGTATTTTGCTCGGCTGCAAAAACATACGATGTAGTGTTATTTGGGTCAGCAGCGGTATATTTAACAAATATCCCGTAAGGAGTTGCATTACTATTGAAGAAACGAACAATGTCATTGGAAGCACTATTGTTAATAGTATGAGCCGTACCTGCGTAGCTGTACGTTCCATTGTCTGCAAAACGAGAATACCCATCGCTGGTGATACGAGCGCGTTCGGTATCAGAATTAGAACCTGATGGGCAAGTTCTAAAACTTATGTAGCCACCTTTTGCGCCTGTAGCTGCTTGTTCAATTCCTATCGAACCAAGAAGACCTTGGCTTGAGCCACCGTTAAGTCTTCCCCCTGCTGTTGTAACATCTAATAGTTGGTATGAGTTTACAAAACCATTACCATCAATAGCGCAGTAACCACCACTAGAATAGGTTACAAACTTTCCATAAGTGCTAGGCGAAGTCGTACCAATCCCCACGTTGCCATTATCTTGGAGATACAAACCGGTAGCTCCGTTGGCATAAATGCCGAGAACATCAGTACTCCCTGTTGTGTTTGTAGAGTCAATAATCCAGTTTTCACCGCCAGTCGCAGTAAGATCGAAGAACGCTCCTGTGCGGGCAGAAGTTGCAATCTTCATTTTTGCACTAGCTGCTGGAGCGCTTGTTGTGTTTAGCAACAAACTCTGCGAGCTATTTACCCGCAACGCTTCCGTACCACCTGTACCAATAGCTACCGTATCCGCAGCAGGGAAGAAGATGCCCGTGTTGGTATCGCCTGATGTCGTAATGCTAGGCGCTGTATTGCTACCCGCTGCAAATGTACCTGTGCCGCTGACGGTTACGTTTGCAATTTCAGCGGTTGCAATATTGGCAGTCGTGACATTTGCCGTAGTCACTGTTGCATTGGTAATTGTCACAATACCACTGCTAATGTTGACGTTCGCCAACGTCATATTATTCAGCGTCGTAACCGTATTGCCTAGCTGAATGGCAGTGTTGCCTAACGTAATCGTTGTGGCAAAGTTCGCGTCAAGTTGTGACAGCGGAATCGTCGCAGTAGCGTTGGCAAATGTATTAGGTACTGGCATTTAGAACCTCGCTCTCAATTCATGCTCAAATTCAAAACCGTTAATCGTAAAGGGCGTTACGCTGCCGGTGAGCGTAATGCCTAAGTATTTGCCAAACATCTTGGCATCACTCTTGTACAAGTAGTATCCACCACCCGCACTACTTGCCGCAGCCCATCCAATCAATGCACTTACGTTGTTGCTCCAAGAGATTGGATTGCCAACATTATTCGTCCAAATAATTGCATTGGAGAACTCAATGGCTGGCGACTGCTGCGACTCGGAATCCACAAACGCATCAAAGATGATCGGCTCACTACCTAATGTTGCTTCAATGCCAATCTTTAATGCCTGCTTGTCACGGATAGGATCACCCATCGGCAACAAGGCAGTTCTCAGAATCATATCAACATCATTGGCACTGTCTTCATAAAATTGATACAAGTTCTGACCTGTCGTGCCATACAGGTTGATAAAACCATCCTTAAACGCTGGCACCACATAAAAGCAATTCGTTAGCTGATTGGTAAAGAACCACTTACGCTCAAAGAACGCCGCCTGTATCCAACGATCCGTACCACCATCGTTGTACTTAAAATTAAAAACAGCGCTCAAAATGTTATTGATTAGGCACTGACCACCCGTAATCTCTTGATTAAAGTTAATCAGCGGAAACACACCGTCCAGCGGATCACTGATCTTGGTGGTGGTCGCACCTACCAGCGCATAGACGCCATACTCGTTCATAAACAGCACGGAACGGAAGTACGGAAAGATGGCATGTTTCAATGCCGAACCAACGGAGGCAGACACGTTGGTGTTAGTAAAAAGAGAAACGCCTGTAGTCGAATCCACCCGCACATCAGAAAAGACGTTGATACTGTCTTCGCCAAAAATGTATAGGAAGTTGTTAGCAGACAGGATACGAGTAATCGTGGTGCGTAGGGTGGAGTCAGACAGGGTAATGAACCCGGCACTCAGATTGATAAAATCATTGTAGGTATCTGCCGCCGTATAAAACACGGTACGGTCTTGGGCAATCCAAGTGCGGCCTGAGAAGGTTGCAATGTCTGTACCACTCTGATTCAAAACCGTGCAAGTCACATTGGCATTGGTGCCTGCGCCAACAATCGTTACCGTCGGTGGCGAGGTGTAACCCGTACCCGGCTGCGTCACAATCACTTCAGATACGGCATTGGCAACTACCGTTACCGTGCCGGTTGCCTGAACTCCACTTGCCTCATTCGGTGCGCTAAACGTCACCGTCGTGTTGGATGTTAGATAACCACTACCCTTGTTGTTGATGGTAATGGTATTGACGCTGCCAATGGACGTTAGATTAGCGCCATCCCACGTCTTGTAACCCTTTGCCGGGTCAATGATCAGGGCGCGTTCATTGCGCCACTGCGTGATCATTACATCGGTATTGGAGAAGGTATTGGCGGCTGCGATGTTGCCTTGAGCGCCGGTGGTAATGTTGACGTACTGCGCTGAACCGTCATTCTGGAACGCCATGACGTATTCATTGTTGTTAATGTTGACCGATCCCATGAAGGTCACGTTGGCAGTAAATGCCACATTCGCAAGCTGCTGATTGCCGGGAACGATCTTTAAGTTACCGTAGCCAACCGGCTGGATATTCTCTAGCCAGCTAAACTCACCGTCGCTAATGACGGTGCGGTTGTTCTTGGTGTTTACGCCTTTGAAGTCCTTAACTACGGCATAGTTCTTTTTTTGCTCTGCCGCAGCCATGTTAGTACCCCGCTGTGTAAGGTGTAGGTAATCTGCGGGTAAAGGTCGTATTCAGGGCTTCCATCACATGCTTGGTGTACTCTTGCTTGAATATCTCAGCCTCACCATAGGATTGCTCTTGGTATTTGGCGATATAAGCAGCGTAAAACGGTACAGCCTCTGTGAAGGGAGTAGGTAATGTTTCTACATCAGAACCGTTGACCATAGGATCAACCAACACTACCGTGTCAATTTCCATTTCGTAGGCTTGATCAGGCTTTGGGCCAATAAAAATCTTCTTAGGCCCGTACATGGAGAACCCTACCGGGCGTCCATTGTAGTTTTGCCAGTAACGTAACTGTGCGTTAAAGTCTGTCCAAGGCAGGTAATACAGCGGAATGCGCGAGTTCCCCCAATAGAGGATCACATTCAGCACATCAACGGTATTGTTGCCTTCGGGTAAGTCTGCAAAGTCGATGGTTTCGACGTTATACGGCGCGGTGTGATTCTGCAAAACACGATTGCACCCTGTGTCTCGGACAAGGGTGTTGCGCCCATCGTTTATGTAGTCCGTTAATTCTGCATTCGTCCAGAAATTAGCATTAACGTCATGTAATAAACGCCGGGTCTGAGTAATGTAGCCAGACAGCGTATCTGCCATGATTAAGCATTAAAGTTTGCAACTTTCGCCGCACCCTTTGCTTTAGGCATCGGGGCGGCTACTCGTTCCACCACTGGGGCTGACAAGTGGACGGTTTTAGAAGACTCTTTGGAAAATGAAAACTGCGCCAGTTTTTCCATTGCTAGACCAAACTGGTTACTCATCTTCATCCATCCAAGCCTAACTAGATACGGCTCTTTATCATCATCACCATAACCAAAAATATGCTTTGCTGCAATTTCAGGAATCTCGACTTCTTTCCCCGGCTCAAAGTGGTACACCGTACCATCCAAGCCATCGGAAAAGGTTTCAGAACCGTTATTGCGAACAAAGATCGTGGTCATAGCGAGACAATATCTCCATAAAGGGCAACATCGCAAGTAACTGCGGCGTTGACCGAACAGTTGACATACAGCACTCGGGCAGTTTGAACGTCAGTATTAGCAGCAGAAGCCAATGTCAGATCATCAAACTTGGTTGCGCCAGTAGCAGCACTCAAGGTTTGATCCGCAGCAATAGCAGTGCCTCCACCGCTTGCGGCGGTGAAGACACCCACATTGGCACCACTTGCATTACCACTGAAGTTAGACAGAACTATCCGACGCACAATGTACTTCGTTGCGGCTTGCGCAACCAGAGTCGTGATATCGCCGGTAGCTGCAAGGCTTACGCCTGTCTGCTCTGCCAAACGATAGTTGCCAAACGAATCTGGATACGATCTACCGACTGCATTTGCGTCCATAGCTCCCCCTTATGCGTAGGTTTCGCCAGCAGCCTGACCGCCGTTGATATCCAACAGCGTCACCGTTGCATTGCCAGAAGAATTCTTGGCATACACGTTGACACCATCCGAAATCACTACGCCACCTGTGTTAGATGCCATAACGGTTGCGTTAGACGAACCGTTGTAAGCCAGCACAGTGACGTTAGCCGACGGGAACATGACATAGATACCTGCCGGAATGACAGTGCCATTGCCCGAATCGACTGCGGTAACAGTAACGGTCTGGAAGTAGGCACCCGGAGTATTGCTCTGAGCGCCAGCCAGAATGATTTTATTAGTAGCAAGAGACATGATTTCCTCCTTACAGGCTCAAAGAGTTGTAGCCCGTAATCTTCGTCATGGCTTTCGGCTTGGTGTTTACCAGTTCTGCAATCATCAGAACTGCACCAACGTAGCCAATCTGGAAGTTCGGAAGTGTGGACTCGAAGCCAGTGAAGGCGAACGATGCCTGCTCATGGATATAGAGCGAGAGATAGTTCGTGTTCAGCAGGTAAAGAGTACCTTCCGGGCAATACGGGTCTGGATAGATCGGCACACCGGCTACCATCAAAGCGCGGAAAGCCGCCTGTGGGCCGTTGGCATCGCCATCAAAGCCTGAGCCGGGAGTGATCATGTAGTTTTCCTGACCTACATAATCTTGCGCCAGCAGCGTCCAAGTACCAAAGCCGCAAACACCGAAAGTCGGTACTTCAGCGCCGTTCTTCACAGTGCCGGAGATGTATTGCAGTACGTTCTGACGGGTCGGGTTGACCGAACCTGCCGCATACTGCTTCGACTTCCACCAAGTGTTTGAGCTACGGTTGATGTTGCCGTAGGTCGCGGTGCCAGTACCATCGTCAACCGCAGCCGGTAGGCCGATAAATTGCTGGTTGTTGGTGGTATTGGTGTACAGCGCAGTTGCCATCGAATCCATCATGACGTTGGTCGCGTCGTTCATACGCGCTTCGATCAGAGGGATGATTGCATAGTCTTGCTGAACTGCACCTTCCATACCGAGGAACGGTACAGGAGACACCAGCAGCTTCAGGTTAAATTCAGCTTGGTAAGCACCTTGCTGAACGGAAGGCTGTGCGAACGAACCGGAATAGTCCGACCACTGAGCATTCACGAATTGAGAACCCTGAACCGGAACCGAAACTGACGACACACCGCCGGAGGCAGTCTGTGAGTTAGCAATCAGTGCCGCCATCAGGGGCGTCGAGTTGTAGATTTGTACGACCAACTTCGGGATAAATGCCCGACGAGTGACGTAGGTCAACTCGTTGTACTGATTAGTACCCGAAGCCGGAAGAATGCCGCCACCAATAGGCATAATTTACCTCCGAAGTTTAAAAAATAGCCCCTTACAAACCGATAGGCTTGGGATTCTTGCGAAGCTCAGCCAAAGCCGCAGCCGCATTTTCACGAGCCGCTGCCACCGGATTCTTCATATAACCCTTAATGTCCATGCGTGACATCACGGGTGCTGGATAACCGGGTGTCGGTACTGCCGACTGCTTCATGTGACGCCAGTAATCCGCAGCAGTCTCATGGTTTGCAATACCTTTTTCGGTCATCAGTTTCTCAATTTCAAGGACGTCATCATCAGACTGTGCCAACCCTGTTTCCTTCAGCTTGGAACGACGACGAGACAGTTCTTCACGCACTTCACGGGCGCGGAGTTGCTTTTCAAGCTCATCCACACGCCTTTCTGCTGCCGAAGTACGCTCATTGACCATCGTTTCCATTTCCAGCTCTGGCACAGGCAGTTCAGGATTAACTTCCTTTGCCAGACGCAGGAACGCATTGCGAGTTTTTGGATTAGAAGACAGACGCTCGGAGAGCGCTGCCAACTCCGCAATTGCTTCAGAAGAGTAGTTTTCCAGACTCATGGTTAGCCCCTTAATGAATTAGTAAATCTTTTTGGTGTCGCCCGGCTTGCTCATGGTCATGGCGTTGCGCTTACCAGTTTTGCTGGCATTCGACAGGCCACCCATTTCCGAGAAGCGTGGGGTGTTGTAAATCTGACCATTCATTTGCGAATTGTCAGTTGGGCGACGCACAGTCATTGCGCCTTTAGGCTTGAACAGTTCCATAATTACTCCTTACATTGGCAAAGGTGGTGCGGTAGTTCCCGCGATAGGCGCTGATAATGCTTCTCTTTGCCCCGGCGTCGCGCCACCAGCCTGCGGCAAAGACTGAATCATCTGGATAATCTCGGAAGGCATCAGGCGGCGTGTGTCTGCCTCGCGCTCACCGAAGCGACGAGTAATCTCAGCAACGACCTTTTCAATGGTTTTGCCTTCAGGTGTTTCCATCGGAAAGACGCCCATTGCCTGTTGCAACATATCCAGCGCCATCATGATGTTTAGACGCGCAGCTTCTTCCTCACCGCGCTTGGGTTCAGGAGTGCTGAGTGGACTTGCCATAGGTGCTGTGGCTTCTTCCTGCTCGAAAGCCGTTGGCATTTCCATGTCATCGTCCATGCCTTGATCAGCCTTGAGCATGTCCATCATGTCTTTAGGTTTCACAGCCATTCGGCACTCCTATGATGCGCGAACGATAGATATAAATTAGCTATCGCGTCAACTAAAAAAAGGGGCAAAATGTTTGCCCTGTACTGTTTTGCTACCGTCCTGTTGTACGGGTGGGCGAATTACGAGTTGCACCACGAAATGCGTTGCGACTAAAGCTCATGGACGGAGGCTGGCGGGTGGAGGCAATATCGCGCTGTGTCATGCGCGGCTGATCACCCGACTTCAGCATTGATTGCGAGTTCATTGCGCCAGAGTTTTGGTTCATTGCACGGCCCTCAATGGTGGTTGTTCAGGTTGCGCTTCTGCTGCCTGCGGTGCTTGCTGTGCTTGCATCATTTGCTGCATCGCTGCCGCTGCTTCAATGGCTTTGACCTCTTCGACCAAGCGATCCTTCATCGGTGGTTCAACCATTTCCAGCAACGCCGACTTGCTGATTGCGCCAGCATTGTACAGGCTGAATGCCAAATCTCGCGCATCTTCCATAAAAATTGGACTATTACTGTGCGCATCCACCTTCACAACAAAGTCATTGGTAAACTGTGCAGCTATAAACTCGTTACCATCCTCATCTTTGTACTTGGTATCGTCATACACCATCATCATCTTCAAGTACAGTGTTGCCATCTTTTCAAGACTGTCTTCGATGGTCAACGCACGTTTCTTAGCGCGGGAAGAACCGAGTCTTGCCAGTTGAGACGCATGGCCTTGGCTACGAACGCCGGTTTCTCCTCGACCTGACAGCACACTGGTAATGCCAGAGGCTTCAGCAAACATGGCGTCAATCTCGCCAAGCTCGCGGAACAAGTCGTTTGGAATGTTGGGCGTAAATTCTTCTACCTTGGCGTTTGGCATGTCAGACGACACCATGCCACCGGCACGATTAAGGCCAAACATCTTTTCATCCAAGATACCTTGGAAGCCGATGAATGCCTTGGGAGGATTGACTTGCTTGTCCAGCAGTTCGAGTATCTGTCCGGTGCGTTTATTACGCATCTCTTGCAGGAACACAAGACGCTGCACCTCAGACTGACCATAGTAGTAATCGTATTGCGGTGACGGGCAAATCTGGATGAAGGGTTGCTCACCTTCTAAGAACAGACTTCTTGATGCTCGGTCATAGATTACGATGTCTGGATCGGCAATGGTTACGCAAATGTAATCATTGATGCTGTCATCAAACAACCATAGCTCACGCATCTTGACCGTTGGCTCCGCAATCTGCGGAGAGTAAGTCATGTTGCCAGCCAAGTTCATTTGCACGTTACCGTAGATCGTTGGATCAACGGCAGACGTTACTAAGCGTTCCACGCCTTCTGGATACTTCTTGGTTTGTTGCTCAGCCAACGCAATGCGACTTAGAATCTCATCGCGCTTCTCATGCGAGTACAGGCGCGAGTAGAGTTCTGATTTAGTCATGTAGAACTCTTGCACCATTGCCTCTTGGCGGTCTGTGTACGGTGTATCTTCACGCAGCACACCGAAGACGCCGGGTTCCACCATGTACGGGTGAATACCGTTACGCCAGATCAGTTTGACAAAGGTGGAGTTGTAGCAGAACGCCCAATTCAGCGCGGCACCAAAGACCTGATCGGCATTGCTTGCCATCCAGTAGTCATGCAGTGCGGAAGTAAGTGCAGGAATCTTCTTCTTAAAAACCTCTGGCACTGATGCGCCCATCTTGATGGAGAAGCGCGTGCTATCTGCCGAGTACATAAAGGCAGACAGTTGATCAATGTGCGGATAAACTTTGTTAAAGTGTGCAGGAGGAGAGTTCTGGTCTGCACCGAATAGATAGTAGGAGCGCAGAGTAGAGTATTGCGCTTGACGTTCACCTTGTGACACCAAGCACTTTTGCATGATGTCCACATAGAACGCTTGTCTATCGACAGGACTCTCAGGAATTCTCATTTCTGTATCGTCAAGTTTTCGTGATCAGCATAATAAGAGCCAATCTTAGGGCCGCTAAGATTAGCGCCAGATTCCTTCACCGCCCGAACACCTGATACGGATTCGCCAGCAATCGAATTCAAGTTGTAACCACCCAACTCCGCAGGCGATCCCCACCGGGGTGCGAACGGATTATTCGGCTTGGCATAGCGCGGCGGTTGCGCTTCACCCTCTCTTGTAGATTTAATATCGCTCATATTGAAATCCAATGCAAGCTGATTTAACGTTTTGTCATTGTGACGGGTCGCATCGCTCTTGGTGCCAACCGGTTGCAAGAATACCATCTGCACATCATCACACCCTGCCGGACACTTTGCCTCAAACCCTTCAAAGAATCCATGTACCGGACACTTGTAGTCATGTAATACAGCCATCTAGCCCCTCACTTCTTTAACAATGGTGGTTTTGTATAGTCGTACTTGTTAATTGGTTTAACAGACAGGCCGATTCTACCGTTTGTCAGTTCCAAAGTGTACCCACGCTTCAAGGTTTTGCCAAATTCCTTGGGTGGGTGGTAGTCAAGGATCATTCTTCCGGCAATATCCATGCGCATTCCAGCCTCGCCGTTCTCCAAAGCCTGCAACGCCTTGCTAATTCGGCGCTGTGTCGTCTCGGAAATGGGCATTTTTAGCTCAAAAAACGCCTTTTTCATGTTCCGATAGTCCACTCCGGCTAACTTGGCAAAAGCTGCCATTGAGTAGCCTCTGCGCCTGTTTTCGCGCATATTGTGCAGTCTTTTCTTGATTTCAGCGATTGGAAGTACCGTAATCATCAAAAACCCAAGGCTTTTAGGTAGTTTGACACCTGTTTTTGCACTTGTACCTGCCCATTATGGCTATTTTCGTCGGTTTTTTCCTCTTTTTTGCCTCTCATTACCCGATTTGCGATCAATCTGGGCTGTAATTGCTCGGCATAAGCTGCAGCAGCCAGTGCTGACGCGATCACACGGTCATCTTTTGACCTGCCAGCGGCTGCAATCGTGCCGCCATCGCGCACAATGCCCTTCATTTCATCAATACATTCTTGAGAATAGATGTTCATCATGCCGCGCTCGAAGTAATCCTTCAGATAATTCAGCATTCGTTCCTTGGAAGAGTGGGTTGTCACCCATCCAATGCTGTTCGATATGCCAAAACTATCGTTCCTGCGCCACAAATAGTGCTGCATGTTGCCTAAAACGTCATTCAAATGCCGTGCTTCTGAGGCTGGCAGTGACATTGCCTGCCTTCTTAGGTTCCTCATTTCGTTAATCACGGCCTGACCGGGGCCATTTACCTCCAAATTTAGTAGGGAATTGCCATAAGCGCCTGCCAGATAGCAAATCACCCACGCAAACTGGAAGGTGTTCAGCTCACTTGTTGCAAATTCTGCCACCTGATCCATGCCATCGGCATAACAGCGGTACACCTGAATGCAAAATCTATCTGCCCAATCCGAGGAACCATACGCAGGATCAGCGCCAATAACGTAATACGCGCTGGCGACCGGCTCTTCCCAAATCTTTAACGTCGCTAATCGCTCGGTACTTTGGATTAACGTCGTGTCTTGGAAGTTGGCACCCATGCTAAAGCGGTAAGGAATGAAAGGTGAACGCTTCGCTTCCTTCATGGCATCGGTACAACGGGCGGTTGAGAAGAAGGACGTACCCGTCATCACAAAGGCGTAGTCCTCCGTGGGTGGAAATTCCTGATACATCAGGCCATCGTCCTTCAAGCCTTCATGCAGCTTCCAGCGCCACCATGCAATCTGCCGGGAGTTGATCTCGAAGTTGTACATCTTGCGGATGTCTTTCGTCCACTCCTTCTCTTCGGGTGACAGCTTGCCATCCCAATAGGTCTTGTACACATCCGACTTGGGATCAGCGGTGTAGAGTTGGTTACGCCACCAGCCACAGAAAATGGCCTTCTGTGTTCTCGCACGTTTGGCAGTTGTCCACATGTCGTGAAACATGTTGAAGCCTCGCGCCGTACTCTCGAACATGTAGTAGCGCAGCGGGTTGGTTTCAGCTAAGGACGCCAAGAGCGACGCTAAGCCTTCTTCGTCGCCCCATGAAGACGTTTCCGTGCCATGCAAGAAGGTAATGCCCTTGCCTCGACCCAATCCACCTTTGGCGCGAGTACCTGCCACTTGGTAAAACATCCGACTTCGGTTTTGCAGCACCAACTGATTGCGGTTGTGGCTCATCAATGGAATCTTGTACTGCTTGGGGAGGCCATCCATGTACATGGCAAGCGTACTTCTGAACTGCTCCCGGTTCTCTTCGGTATCAGTGGTTAGCGTTCCCTGCATACCGGGGTGAATAAAGTGCCAGTAAAGATCAAGCGCCAGAGAAATGGTGGTGATACCAAGCTGGCGACCTTTTAACACCACGAAGAAGTGGATGTCATCTTGCAGCCCTCTGGCTACCTCGTCCATCACATAGGTCTGTGTGCCAAGTAACTGATCACCTAGCGTGATCATCCCTTGTTCTTTGGACTCAATCCGTAGCTGGCTACAGAAGCGGTAGAAACCCTTGCGATCAAACTGCATGGATGGTGTACCCGTAGTGTTTGGCAAACAAGTCGTACA